TTTCCTTCCAAGAGTGGATCCAAATTAAAACCTGGATTTATACTTTGCCACAGATGACCAACACTTGAACTTGTGTTCGTAGATGTTGGGGGATGATATATTGCTCAAGAGTGCGTTGTAGTTGTTAATCACTTCTTCATTAGACATAGAGTACTTGTGGCCCACAGCCACTGCCATTTGGTTGAAGTCGTACCAGGCCGTCGGTTTAATCGGTAAATCGTTGTCCGCCACGAATTGTGCCACGTCCGTTGTGAGTCCTAGAGACATTAAGTAACTCAAGCTCCTGGTTACCATGTTAATGTGGTTGGGACCAGATTCCCCGTTTGTGACTTCAAATCTGTGTCTCATTCTCACCACATCCGGTCCTATTTCCACCCGCCCATGACCAACTGGGTAAATGATCATGCCACAGTAACTCGCGTAATTGTTCCTCAATTCATTTTTAGAGGACATATTAAAACTGGTGGCTATAAATTGCTTTAAACCGCTTGTCTCAGGTCTGTCTGAGAACATACCGCAACTGTCATCTCCGAGCATCACCAACATCCTCAAGTTGTGCCTATTCAACTTGTAAAATCTTGCATGTACCTGCATGTTGGTTATAAAGTTACCCAGAGCTGTGGTGGCTTGACCCGTCAACCTCATACTTTCGCCTGTGCCTCTGTAAAGGTTGGACTTGAACCTCCAGGTTTGGTGCATGGAAGCCCAACTCAACAAGGCGGCTGGGTGCACCCCTAGCAACCTATACATCTCCATTTCAACTTCAATGATGTGTTTGTCTGTCTGTCTGTCTTGTTTGGCTAGATCATTCTCAAAAAACCAACGCACATCCGTCTTGGATCTGATCACGGCGTTGATTTGAGATGGGGTGAGTCCGTCTGTGTAAAGCACATTGTCTCTCAGAATGGATTTCAATCTATCCTTTGCTTTTTTAAAAATGTTGGAATATAATGCACAAACTGACTTTCTTTGCCAAACTATGATTCTAGCCTGTTGTTGCCTCCAGTTGCTAATGGGTTCATCCTTCAATAGGGACTCCATTTTTAAATGAATGTTAACGTCGCTCAGCGGTCTGTTCAAAATTTCCTCTGACAGTAACTTTATGGTGTTCTTGAGCACTTGGGGTGCCGTTTTGCTCTGCTTTATCCATGATTTGACGTCTTCCGTTGTGAATGTCAACGGAGACCTTTGAAACTCCTTAAATGCTGAATCGACAGTGGGTAATAG